TTTCTTGTCAATCTTCTTAAAAGTCTTTAAAGTCATGGTGTCTTATCCCTAACAGAGTTGATTATACTGAGTTTCTGAGGTCTTGTCAAGCCTACAAAAACATTCCTTTGTCGCTCATGTACTTGAGAGTCTCTTTCAAATTACCACGGTGGTCTAGACCAATGGAAATCTGTGGATACTCTGCTTCGTCGCCAAATTCTGCTTTGAATTGTTTATGGGTAAAATCAAGACCAAGTTTAAACTCTCTTACATCTTGATCACATGCTTCAAGAACCATGACTGCTCGTTCAGATTCTTGACCGCCGTTACCATACACTAGTGCTTGAATCATTTTTGTTTGTGGTTGTATTCGATTACAATTTTTCTGTGTTCTGTGGTACGGTCACAGCACTCAAAGTAATGTGCCTCACCACCCAAGAGTTCTTCAATTTTTTCTACCAAGTTCTTAGCAATATTCAGTTTAGTTGGTTCTTCCCAATTAGAACCTTCTACTAATTTAGTCACGCCTTCTAGATGGTTTTCTACAGCAATTTTTCTAAAGTTGTCATCGATCATTTTGCCACTTGTCAATTTGTTCTTGTGTGGGGACAATGATTCGGAAAGCAAGACCTTCCTCCTCAAACTCCTCATTCATTTTTTCATAAGTCTCTGGTGTAATCTTATTGACCTTCCACGATCCACCGACACCACCATCCATATTAACAATAATATCGTCAGTCACGTTGCCTCCAATCATCAGGTTTATCTTGTTTGAACCAGTCAATGATTTCATCCGCACCATCGAACCCTGTGCGGTAGTTAGAGGGGTCTGGATCGCCCAGACCCATCTTATTCATAAAATCGTCCATTGTGCCTTCCTGGATGTCCTGCGCCGCCTGACGGCGTGCTTTATTCAACCAGTCGCGTGCGGTGGTGTGTCTCTTAGCGAGTTTCTCCACCCAGATCATGTCGTCTAATTTTACTTCCTCCTTGTTTGCGATCTTCTTACAGATAAATTCGAGTCGTAGTCTGTATTGAGTAGATAGCATGTTAGTCCCGCAGTTTTAGTTCTAGATCTTCAAGGCGATGATACTCAGCATGTGCTCTTTCCTGTCGGTCGCACACAATGTCGAGAATATCCTCCATAATGATATCGTTATCTACGTAATCGTCAAGGTAGGTATCGATAGCTTCTTTGAGGTATCTATACCTGTGCCATTCCTTTGAATAGGGTTTGTAGTTCATGATAAAAGATCATTCAATTTATTTAGAGGTATAAAAAAGGGGCACCCTGAAACAGGGCACCCCGATTTGGTGTTCCGACTTTTGAAGCGACCGCACGAAAGATCGCATCACTATTTAGATCAGAAGGACCAAGTAACACCAACTTTGGTGCCATAACCGTTGTCAGCACCGTCGATGCCACCAGCGAAGGAGAGTTCGCCATAGATGTCGAGTGCTTCGGTAGCAGCAACGCTGCCATAGACCTTACCAGACAGAACGGTGTCAGATTCACCAGCGTCAGTGACAACGAAAGAAGGACCAGCCTGGATGCCGTAGGAGACAGCACCAGTGGATCCAGCGTAGCCTACGTGAGCGTCGGTCGTGGTTCCAGTGTAGTCCGATCCAGTGAAACCTGAGTTTGCCTCTACGTTAACGTAGGGACCTGCAAGAGCAGCACCTGGAGCAGCGAAAGCGACGGCTGCGGCAGCAGCAGCGAAAGCAGTTTTGATCATTTTTGTTTTCCTTTGAGTTACTTGCGGAATGGTTACCCGCAGATGTTGGATGAGGTTTTCCCCATCGCATGAATACAATTTATCAGGGTTGCAAGGAAAAAACAACCCCCCTTGTGCCAGTTTGCGATTAGGATTTCCTAACAATCAGTTAAGTTTAATTAATGCACCCTTGATAGTAACGTCCCCAACTGCTGTTACTGAGAATGCTGCGCCAGCAATCTGTGTTATCGCAGCTGTTGCTGTCTGTGTGAGTGCTCCTCCCGCTGCCATTGTCAATGCAGCACCTGCAGTGATTGTAGTAGCACCACCACCTGTTACTGTGTTCGATCCGCCTGCGGTGTTGTCAATTGCTCCACCAGCAACCGAACTGATAGCACCGCCTGCTTTATTACTAATGAAATCAGCAGCATCGTATGTCTGACCACCAATAAGAGTCTTGACAGCATATGATGAATCTCTTGCTTTAATCAAAGGAACTTTGAAAGGGTTGCCTGCCACAATGTGTTGCTCACAACCACCAACTAGAACTTGATAATCTCCTAGGATATTATGACCGATGTGACCAGGAGATACGATATTAACACTAGCACGAGGATCGAAAGATAGAGTGCTATCTTCTCCAACACCAAATGTCATTCTCTGTCCAATGATAATCTCTTTATCGTTGTTTGTTATTTTCTCAACGTTACCAGCAACCATGGAGATAGCACCACCGCCTGCTGATCCTGCTTGGATAAGAACTTGAGACCCACCAATCAGCATTAGTTCTTCTTCTGCTGTAATGATAATCTTTTTCGCTTTAATGTGCCTTTCTGATCCAATAGCATCTTCTACAACATCACCGTATGCAATAACATTGAGTGCCTCTGAATCGTCTTCACCTGTTCCTTTATTATACTCAATGTAAGATTTTGCATTATGCTTTTGCTGCTGACCATTGGTGAAAATACATAGTTTTCCACTGCCAGCACCCTTCTCAACGTTCTTCTCCCCACACCTGAGGACAATCTTACCATCAGATTTTAGAGAAATGAATCCACCATTGTCTGATGGACCATCGATCCTAAGTGCTCCAGAACTTTTGTCTGGCAGTTGTCTTTCATAAATCTCAGCACCAGTTAATGTGCTCTTCTGCCATGTCCTATATTTTGGTCCGCAACCAAGTTCTTGAGACTCGTCAGGGGTAGTCTGCGTAAAGACAGTTTTTGGGTATGCTGATGCTGGTATTTGATAAGACATTATGGACAATCAACGTATCTGCCAGTTCCAATCTTAGTGGAACCAATTGTGGTGAGTGCAATAGTATCTAGACATCTCATGGAAGGTAGCAATCTAGCACCAAATCCTCCACCACCAACAATGATAATCTCGGGGAACGTATCGTAGGTTCTTGTTCTATCAATAACTCTTCCGCCAATGACTAGTCCATCATCATTGATAACTGCTTCGGCAACATCATCTCTGCCATCAACATAAATTGTTGGTGCATCTGTGTATCCATTTCCTGGTCTAATTAAGGTAAATGTATCGATGATACAGCGAACATTTGCAGATTCTGCAGTATTTAATTTGTAACCAAATCCACTTGTCTTGACTCGAATCTCTGTAATAAATCCATTCTCATCGAGTAATGGAGTAGCAGATGCTCCTCTACCTTCACCACCAATGAAAATGTAAGGAGGTTCTGCCCAAGGGGATCCTGGATTGTCAATAGGAATATCAATGATTCCTCCGCCTGGATCTGTGATAATTTTTCCTGGATCTACAGAAGGCAAATTAAATTCAATAGGAGCATTTTCTGGAGTCTCTCCTTCACCTTCGTCCAGATCACCAAAATCATCTGGACCATCACCATTATCTTCCGCTGCAGTAACTAGAACATCAACAAAGTTTCCAATACCCGTTAGAACAAATCTAAGAGTCTCTTCTTCTTCAACTACACCGTCTTCTTCTAGTCCAACAGTGACTTTACCTTGGTTGTTATTGATTACAAAAGATCCTGCTAGATCTCCTCCAATAATGTCTTCCTCTGTTATACCATCACCAGTCAAGTTATAGTATAGAATCGTGCCGTTGGGCACATTCTCGGTAGTAATTGTATATACAACAAATTCTCCCTCTTTGACAACAGATTTATCTGCAGTAACACTGTAAGTCTCAGTGTTGCCTACAACACCTGGATCTGGAGCAGGAACTCCCTCAGTAGGAATTACTGTTTTCGCTTCATCGGTAAATGTTTCTTGCAACTCTGTTTCAGGATTGAAAGGTTGTGGGTCATATGGATTGTATGGTTCCTTCTTATCTTTTTCAGTAATCGTACATTTAGCGATGTTTCTGATAAAAGATGTCTTATAGTTTAATTCTGGAGAATTGCGTGACAGTTTGATGTAGAAGTATTCATCACCCTCACTTTCAAGATCAAATAGCGTGGTGACAGGAATTTTTTTAGATGTCTCTCCTGGAGCAAATCCAAGAATACCAGACAATTCAAAATAATCAACTCCTGCTGTTGCAGTTCCTTTGGAAACAAGAGTTTTATATTTTACAGAAGATGCGATGTCAGTAATTCCACTTCTAGTGACAATGAAGTTACCCTGCTGTGCTTCTTTTACTTCAATATCTTGAATATCATAAGTGATTGCAGGTCCGCCTGATACTGTTGTGCCATCAGCATTTGTTGTAGTTCCACTAGTTACTGTTGGTAGAGGAACTCCTCCAGTAAATCCTACAGTTGTAACTGCTAGAGTATTTCCTGTATATGCCTCATCACAAACATACTGTGTATAATCTGCACCTGTTGCTGGGAATAAGTTATCAATATCACCTAGTAACTTATCTAAGAAATCTTCGTCTTCGCCATCATCGGGTTCTTTCTTCTCTCCACTTGTGCATACTGACTTATACTTCGCACAAGTTTGATCTGGACCAGAACAAGAAATACCAAGTAGATCTAAGACAAAATTAACTGCTCCACCAAGAATGTTTAGTGGTGCTGCAATAGCACCAAGAATAGCTTGGAGAGGTCCCAAAACAGATGAAAGAACTTCTTCCATCAATGCATTCATTTGAGACATGATACCATTGACCAGAGCATCAATCTGACAAGCAACTGCTCTGTAAATTTGATTCACCAATCCCATTAGAACATCAGTTAGCCATGCCGCCAATCTTTCACCAAGATCTGCCATCTTACAACCAAGGTCTTTCAACATGTTGTTGAAAAACTCAGTAACAGGTGTCAAGATGTTTCCAGTTTCAGATGGGAATAATGTTGCTTGAATGAGATCTTTAACTGCGTTCTGTAATTTCTCAATAATAAAACCTTTTACTCTAGCAACAAAACTGGATATAACTAGAGTTGCCTTGCCAATATATTTTCTAGCAATGTCTATTCCATCGTTAATAGCACCAGTTGCGGGACTTACCAAATAAGTTCCAATGTTTCCGTTATTTCTTTGAACCTCATACAAAAACTCACCAAGAATGGTGGTCATTTTTGCGTTAATATCTTGATTGGAGCATTTTTCTGCTACAGACTGACACCAGTCTTCATCTTCCTCTCCAATAACTTTTCTGGCAGGAACATTTACTCTAGGGTTTCCATCTCCGTCACATGTTCCGTCTGGTAATCCACCAGTTCCAGTATTCTTACCTGTATCAGATGCACCCGCTGTTTGTCCATAGTTCTGAGTGGTTCCTGTTCCAGATTGTTTCTGAATGGGAGAACCAGCATCTGCCTCATTAATTTGAGGAATTGCAGTAGTAAATGGCGGTGTTTCAGGTGTTCTTTCTACAAATACTTTTGTAGCACCTGGGGTCATGCCAATGGACCCCATAATAATTGGTTTTTGTTTTTCTGTATCTAGATAAAATCCAATAACCCAGCATCCAATTTCAAGTTGATGATGACCGCCACCACTGTTGCCAGGAATATATGGAATATTCACTGGCATCATCATTGTTGCCCATGGCAGATCCGCAGTGCTGACTAGTTCAGGATCACCTGGATGATCCCCAACAATTCGCACTTTGCATCTATAACCGCCCTTGTTATTTACTTCATCAGAAGCGGTTCCCTCAACTTGTCCTACCCACCAATTGAAACCATCATTACCAATTCGTTGGGTAGGAATAATGCTGGATATAATATTATCCATACTAATCAGTTGTCATGAATTTTACACTCTGGTGCGCCTGGTTCTTGATCACAGTAGAGTTCTAGTGGTGTGGGATCGTGATGATCTCCTGCCTCAATCTCTTCTTTATGATGTTCAACCCACTCTTCAAGGTCATGTAGTTCGCCCTCAATATGACGACGTGCCTGTGGAGATGTATTTGGATTGTCCAAAATCTCCTTGTCCTTTGCGATGTGCGCTTCGATGTTTTCCATGTGTAGTACCTCCTTTGGTTATTTAGTTACCATGATTAGATTCTACATCACCATAGGAATCTCGCATTAATCTTAAGGTTGTTATAAACCTTCCATTTAGTCCTGATGTAGAATCATAAGTGTGAGTAACTTCTTGTATCAAATAGACACCGCTACTCTCTTGGTCATATGGTTCATCATCAACTCTTGCAGCAGGAGCTTTATTGACCAATTTAATGTCAATAGTATCTCCAGCACAAATTTCAGAATTACCTGGAATTACAACCGTAGCGAGTTGATGCTTCAAAAGTTCATAGCGCATGAGCGACTGCGCTGAAAAGTGTTTATGAAAGTCACAAAACTCACTGGGAGTATCTGCTCCATCTTCCTCTTCATAAGATGCAATTCCTGGTTCATTGTACCATGATTCATGATCTAACAATGCAGAGACAATCCTAGTTGGGTAATCCGAAACATTCTTATCACCAAATGATATCAATGACGGAGTATTTTGTACTCCAAGGTGCTTCATTTCTTTGTATGCATCCTCAACACTATAGTGATACTCATGATACTGTCCAGTCGAATGATTGAAGAAAACCATCAAAGTAGAATATTTTCCTTTTCTCATTGATGACATTACATCAACTTCAGAACCAAATGTTGCCTGAGAAATTGTAAATCTGTCATCGGCACCATCACTCTTGTTTGCTGGTTTCTCGATGTATGGTCCCCAAGTATCTTCGTCCTCTGTCTTTAACAAACTATCTACAGAGAAGAAGTTGTAACCTCTTCTGTTCTCCCAGAAAAAATATCCAGCACTACCAGACACAGTTTCTTTTTCATTACTGGTAGCACTTCCACTAGAACTACCAGATGATGGAGTTCCACCAGATTCAACACTTTTGACTGCTAGAGAAGAAATGATGTCAAATGGTCTTCTGTTAGTTGGCAACATTTTCATAGCAAACTTTGTTGTTGCACTTTCTGGATAGATATTCTTCTCTGTCTTTAGATCTTCTCTGAGAATTTTTTTAATAATATCATCTGGTTTTCCAGTCAGTGGTTTCACTAATCTAATGCATTCGTTGTTAAGTGCTTCTACAGAAATTAGACCCAAAGTATATGATTGTGTTTGGTTTTTTGCATATCTATTACCAACTTTCCAGACAACCATCTGATACTCTGTTGGTTCTTCGCTAGAACTAGTCTGAACTGTAACTACAACAGTCTCTCCACCCTGAATTGGCAGATCATTCAGAAATCCAGCACTATCGACAACTGTCAAGGTAGCAGCAACAAATGGACTAGTAATACTTTCAACATACGAGAAAGTATTGACCATTTGTTTGATATCGTATCCCTCTGTTTCGCCAAGTTTGGCGATAGCAACACTTTTCAGAGAAAAATCTGATGTAGTTTGTTTTTCTTCCATTATGCTAACGTTCTAAGTCTCAGTTCAGTAAATGCAGCGGTGCCTGTATCATTCATTCCAATTCCAGCAGAAACACCGTTTGGATTTACTCCTCCACCAGATGAATCGGCAGTGGTATAGTAGTTATTAATGATAGTTGGAGTAGGTGTGGCAGCACCTGCTCTCGCAACTTGTGCTGATGTTGCCATGATTGGCGTACCAGTATTTGGATTGGATGCTTGTGGTTCAAAACTCTGGGAGGACATACCACTAGGAGATGCCCAACCAAAACCATCAAATTGTCTTACTTTACCATCCATATTAACCAGATCGCCTGTCTTATATTTTGCCTTGGGATCATATTTTGGTATCTGTCCTGCTCCTGCTTGAATACGTTCAAAGTTAGCAACAGAATCTGCCCATGACATGTGTGCTTTGTTTCCAGAAGAAAACTGATCCATATATGTAGAATCAGCAGTTCCACCTAATCTATTTGCTGCTTTCTGACCTTGTGGCAGTCCTCTCCATGTAGGAGCTAGTTTAGCAGCAAACTTAGCAGCAGACATATTTCCAGATAAGTAATCGTCTAATCCATGCTGCTCTTGCAGCATCTTGATTGTTATATCATCCTGAACTTCTGGGGTGAAGAGTGTATCTGCATTATATCCAAATCTTTTTGCTCTGTCTAAAATAAACTCAGGCATATGCTGATATCTACCAATAGCACCCTGAGCATTATCGTGCAACCACCCAATAGTCTTCTCTGTTGCTTTACCAGGAGTTCCTCCACGAGCAGTGTTGAAAACATCGTAACTTCCATTCGATTCTACAGATGCAATCACGTCAAGAACACCTTTTGCACCTGTTGAATTCAGAGCAGTACCACCCTTTCTTCCTCCACTAACTGGAGGTGGTGGTCCTACCATTGGAGTAACAGGACTACTGTTGGGAGTATCATCACCACTACGGTTTTTAAATGGATTGAAGAAGTCAAAAACTTTCATGTACAGTTTATCTTTAGCAAATAAACGGAATCCTTCTGCTTGAACCTGTGCAACTTCTTTCTTTCTTCTAACCTGTGCATCAACAAATGCATCACCAAACATCTCAAATGTTTTCCTACCTTTAGATCCTTCTAGTGGGAAAACGCCTTCTGCTTGTCCAGTTTCACCAACTAAACCCATCGTGGGTCTTGTAATAATACCACCTTGTGCGAATGGTGTTACACCCAAATCTCTTGCTAATAGGAAACCATCAATACCTAAACTAGCACCAGCACCAACACCAGTGGCACCCATGACACCAGAAGCAATTTCAAGACCAGCACCTAAGAAGTCTCCTTCCAGAGCACGTTGAATACCAAAAGCAATACCAGCAAGACCAGCAATAACTGGAATCTTTTTCAGTACAGATTTACCGAAACTCTTTCCAAGAGCTTTTCCAGCAAGTTTCGCTGTCGCTGTATTAGTTGCACCCTCAGCAAGAACTTTACCAGCACTAGGGAATTGATCTGCTACAATTTTTGCTGCCTGCTGCTTTGGCACACCCTCATCTACAAGACGTGCTAGCATCTTTGCACCATCTACAGCATCATCACCAGTTGCAGCAACATTACCAAGTTGTCTGACACCATCAACTTCTAATGCTTCTCCAAAGTTTTTCATCGAAAAACTCTTTTTCCTAGCTATTTTAGTAGCAGTTGTTATATCAGCACCTGCTCCCAGTGCTCTAGCGCCAGTAGCAGCTCCAGCAACCGCACTAACTGCTGTTTTACTTGATTTAGCACCAGACACCATTGATTTAACAATAGGAGCGGCTTTTGCAGATCCAAGCACCATTTTTGATGCTACATTAGAAATCTTACTAGAGTTTTTGCCAATCATTCTGGCAATGTGTGCTGGTGTTGTAATACCAACCTTCGAAGCTGCTAATAATGCTTTCGGACCAGTAAGTGCCTTAACAGATTTTGCAGCTGTTTGAGCACCCTTAGCAGTATATCTACCAGATCCTAATAATCTTCTTGCAAGAGTTTTTGCAGCATCACCACCATCAAATCCACTAAAAGGTCCACCACCACCGCCACCACCAGTACCACCAGCAGGAGGAAGTTTTTTGAATTTTTCTGCTCTTAGATAACCAGAAAGATCACTACCTCTTTCTAGGTCTCTCTCTTCTGCTCTAGCAAGTGCTCTATTTGCACGTCTTTCATCACGAGCTTCACGCTCGTTATGCATAGCAACTTGCTTTGATGTCTGATCTTTAGTTAGAGCAGTTAGAGCAATAATTGCTTCGGTATTCCTATTAACAGCGGCAACGATATCAATACCACTATCATCTCTATCAACTCTACCTGCTTGGAAAGCAGCAATTCTTGCAGATTTACTTAGATATTCTCCAGTGCTTGCGTCAATTCCTTCATTTACTGCTTTATTGAAGAAATTTGAATCACTCAGTGGTTTTGCTTGAGCAGTAGAACCAAAATCTGTAAAAGCACCACCCTTTCTGGTTGATGGACCTCCTGCAAGATCAGGATTGCTAGTTCCTAAGTATCTTTGTTCTTTTCTATCAATATTAGTAGCATTTCTGCCAACAATTGCAGTTTTTGCTGCCGTATTAACGATACCCGCCTTTCTGGGAATAATAGCACTTGCGCCAGAACCAGTCAGTAATTTTGTTGTAGAACCACCAAGCATCTTTTGTGCTCCTGGTGGTAACTTTGGGACTTGTCCAGCTCCTAGTTTATTCTGGATTTCTTCTACACGAGCATTAATAACACGAAATTGCCTGTCCTTTTTTTCACCGTCGCGCTGCAACCATTCGGCAAGTTGTCCAAATAAAGGACTTTCGCCTGCTACTTCTTGTGGTGTAAGAAAACCGTGTGCCATTACTACCTTGCTGCTGCTTCTTGTTCTTTTTTGACTTGATCTAGGTATTGCATGAGGAGACTAGTATAAACTTGTCTCTCCCAAGGCATCATATTTTCAATTTCACTCAAACTATATTTATGGTGCTGCATCAAGGCGAAATTAGTTTTGTAGTACCCTTCCAAAGTATTATGGAAGAGTGCTATCCGAAAAAATTCGCTAACCCCTGAATTACAAATTCATTTTCAACTCCAGTATTTGGATTTGTCACTTTAATAGTGTGTTTTAGCGTAGGTGCGTGTTCAAAGAATTGCTGGAGTTTCTCAAATTGACTATTTGTCAATCCTTCGACAAATTGAACAAATTCTTTCTTTGAAGTTGTAGAGTTGTCATATACATCTTCACCATCAAAAATTTGATCAACACATTTTGCTATAATCTCCAAAATACTATCAGCACTTGATTCTGTGCCAGCAATAGACACTTTGACAAATTCATCAAATGACGGATATTTCATAATCACGCCCATTGAGTCAGATAACATAATTTTGTTGGTATGTCCTTCTGGTTTATCAACCTGAACATCAGTCAAGTTCAAATTATACTTGATTTGAGTTTCGCCGTCATCTTCACATGTTAGCAGCATTTCAACAACTTCGCCAACTGACACAGCACGAATATTGAGGAAAATATACTCCAAATCGAAAATTGCTAAATCTTCAAGTTTTACTCTTGACTGAATACAACCTTTCAAGAGTGTTCTGACAGCATCTTCAATTGTTTTTTCATCCTTTGTCTCAAGTGCCATCAAAAGCACTTTTTCTTCTTTTACGACAAATGGACGATATTTGATTTTTTTGCCATTAGATGGAATTTCCAACTCATAGGTTGGAAGCACAATTTGTGGTAATGCCATTATGTTTAGACCAGATCATATGTATATTTAGCGCGACTTTTAGACCCAAAAATTAGCGGAAAAAATTTTCCCACTTTCATGGAATCAGTCTTCCGTTTTTGGTCTCCAAAATTCAGAATTTGTAATGTCATTTTTAATCACATGATGTCTCATGTAAGAGAACTGTGCTGTTACCTGAGTGATTTGACTCGTTCCAAATTGTAGAGGCACAGCATCGATAGCGTATGGATATGCTTTCTCTAAAATGTATGTAATAGGTGCTCTTTGTGTGGCAGATGATGGACCTTGTTCTGTCTTTGTAATAGCAATATCACAAACATAATCATCTCTATATTTCAAACGAACATTTCTATTCTCTGGAAATTTTGTATCCTGTCCAAATGCGTCAGACTGCATTGCAGTGTATGATTGCCCTGTCTTATTCTCTCCCATCTCACCATAATTTACATCACCCGAAAAAATCAAGTCTAACCAATCTTGCAGATATTTTAATGAGGTCATGTTAGCATCACACATGAAACCCAACTGAAACTCAGTAAATACTCTTGTGTGTGGATAACTTACAGAACCACTGCCAACATAAATGCCAGTTGTCTGACCTTGTGCGGTATTAGTGTTAGGCAACTGTGCTTCATTGCAGAACATCTCAAAGTAATCACTAGTACCACTGACCCCATAGGATCCACCAGGAATGTAAGTTAATCCTGCTGGTGGATTAAGAAACTTTACGATAAAGTTATTACTGAACGACATTCCGCCGTTCGCTGCCATGGTTGATAACAGGCGATCTATTGACACGCTAAATACCTATGTTGGTCCTTCTATATTTATGGCGTACTCTGGATTTTACAAACCTGTAAATCCTGGTAAGTATCGTGGCAATCCAACTCGCATCATTTATAGATCATTATGGGAACGAAAGTTCATGGTGTTCTGTGATAATAATCCCTCGATAATAGAGTGGGGGAGCGAAGAGGTTATTATACCTTACCGTGCTCCCGATGGTAGAGTGAGGCGATACTTCCCAGACTTTTACATCAAAGTAAAAGAAAAAACTGGTAAATTAACCAAATATATTATCGAGATTAAACCCAAGAAACAAACAAACCCACCGAATGAGAAAAACAAAAAAACTGCTGCCTATCGTAATGCTGCTCTGACATACGCAAAGAACTACGCAAAGTGGTCCGCTGCGCGTGAGTATTGTGAAGACAGGCAGATGAACTTCTTAATACTCACCGAAGATCACTTAGGAGTCTAGAACAATGGCAACAGGATTTGCATCTATCCAGCGTAACTCGGTCAATAAAGACCCTGGATATAAAACTCTCTTCGAGAGAATAAATGCACAAACAGGAGGAGAAAAGAAATCACTCTCTTGGTATCGTAATGCGGTAAAAGCAGAAGCAAGTAAATACAAAAAGAACTTCAACAAATATATCCTGGACGAAAAGTTTGATAGAGTTGGAGCAGCACAAGAGCAAGATAAAAATGAATTGCGTAAATATACAGTAGCAGGTCATCTGTATATGTTTGAGTACAAGGCAAAGATGAAGTGGTTGCCTTACTATGACAGATTCCCTCTAGTATATTGTATTAAAGCACCAGGAAAAAATGAATTTTGGGGTGCTAACCTACATTATCTATCTCCAAAGAAAAGATTGATTACTGTAAAGAAACTAATTCAAGGCAGAGTTGATATACCTAAGGTATGTTTCCATAAATATCTTAGTAACCATGTAGAAGGTCTATATCTTGACCTCGCCGCTGATGAATGGGACACTGCCGTTCTGCTGCCAACCGAGGACTACGTGAGAAATATCAATGGAATGGTATTTCCTATTGACAGACAAACTGTTTGGGAAGATACTGATGATAAATTCTACGATAAAATCACGGGTAAGAGAGCAGTGAGAGGATACGGCACCAAACAATCAAGGGAGATGGCTAAGTAATGGGAAACTTTTCCGCACTTGGACTAAATGATGATGCATTAGTAAATAATGTACCAAAACAACCAGGAACTGAGGGAGCAACCACTAGTACAGAAGCTTCTAAACTAGATGGATCAAAAATCCCTCAATACTGGTTATATACTGGTGGAAAATGGACTCAGATCTCTGCAACAAAATATCAGGATTTAAATCCAAACACAGCATCCTATACCGTACTAGCTGCTCCAAATATGGGCAGCACTACAAGCGCCCATAGGTATCCAAAAGATGCTGCGATGGCAGAGGATACAGATTATGTGTTGTTTGAATTCTATGAGTATCAACCACCATTCCAAGGAATTAATAGAGGATCTACTGCAGCAGGAAGTTCTGGTAGTGCAGCATACAATCAAAGTGTAAGTGATCAACAATTTTACACGAAGACTAGTTTGAACTCGGTTATCTTATACATGCCTGAGGATATCTCCACAGGATATAAAGCAAACTGGAGTGGTAAGTCTTTTAGTAACATTGGTAGAGATGCATTGACAACTGCATCTTCGTTGTCAGATGGAAAATTTATAGATTCACTTGAAAATGCTGGCAACACTGCAAGCACTATGTTGAATCAAATCATACCCAATCTAGGAGAGAAATCAATCTCTGCAGTTATCAGTAAAATTACTGGAGAACAGATTGGAAACAATGAAATCTTTGCAGCGACAAGAGGTGTAGTTCTAAACCCAAACGTTGAACTATTGTTCAGTGGTATTGATCTTAGAAACTTTTCGTTGAATTATAAGTTAGTTCCTAGGAATGCAGAGGAAGCAGGTGAAATTAAAAACATCATTAATTGTTTTAGAAAAGCAATGCTTCCAACTTTCGCACAGTCAGGAGACATTCCATTCTCATCTGAAGAAGCTCTCCAGAACAACTTCATTCGAGTTCCTAATGTCTGTAGAGTATCCTTTATGAAAGGTGGTGGTCTGAATGAATTTGTACCACAATATAAGATGTGTGCTATCACAGAAGTTGATGTGAATTACACTCCTGACGGAACCTATGCTACATATGGTGACGGTAACATGGTTGCCATCGGTCTTTCACTATCATTCCAAGAGACCAAACTTATCTTTGCAGACGAAGTAGAGAAGTACTAATGTTTTTTTCACTAGTTCCCAACATCTCATACGATGAGAAACCAATTAGTTATCCGTTCTCAGAGTCGGACTATGTAACTGCGAAGAATTTCTTCCGCAGGTACAAAATCAATGATGATGTGTTCTCATACTCAGTCATCTTTAGAAAATATACTATCATTGACAATGAGAGACCAGATAGTCTAGCAAAGAAAGTATATGGCAATCAGTTTTATGATTGGGTCATTCTCCTAACAAACAACATGATTAATGCACAATATGATTGGCCACTATCAAACTATGCGTTGTCTAAAGTTCTAGAGAGCGAGTATGATGATCCCTATGGAACCATAAGACACTACGAAACTTATGCGATAGGACAATACTCAGATGGCACTCGTGTTGATGAGACATTCTACAACAGCACACACAAACTAAACATCGATGGTTCTGTTGTAATAAAAAATGGTAACGAGATTTGTCGTCCCGTTACCATTGCTGATTATTATTCTGCTGAGAATGAGAAGAAGAGAGAAATCTATCTACTCAAACCAGCATATTTCAGACAGTTTGTTGATGACTACAGAAAGAAAAACATTTATAAAAAATCTGGAAGTTATATCAACCAGAGACTAAAGGCAACTGGATGACTTTTTCGGGCAAAAATTTGCCCGAATTTTTTTTCCAGATTTATGGAATTCAATCTTCCAATTCCCAGCAAGTAGAGCGTGCTAACTCTGGGTTTTTTTGTAGTGCTCTATGAACATGTCCATGGACATCTGTCTCTAGAGTATGATGTGCTCTGGTGTGGATCAATTCAATCAATCCCAGCGACCCACAGATCAATAAGTTCATGACAGTGAGTGGGTGAAAGATAACCGAAGCAATCTTTTTCATCGGGTGAAGTAGCGATCCATACGGAGTTTAATGTAATACATTCCGATGACCCAGAGGGAGAAGAGAAATCCTTCTCCATATGACATGGAATTCCAAGCGTGAACTACGTCCATTATTTAAAAAGCAAACTGTAATAAGTAGCGACAACTAAGAGGGTCAAGCAGACCCTCTCGTAGTTCCATCTCACTCTTCAGCAAGGCGAGCGAAGTAAGACAGGGCATCGTCATCATCGACAACTGCCTCTTCCTTGACGGGAGAGGGAGCACTCATCTGCTGACGGAACGATGACTTAGGCGTGATGTCAGCATCGTTGAATCCACCAGTAGCAGCGACAGGTTCATACTCTTCATCATCAACAGTGGGAGCAGCAGCACGTTGTGCAATGCCAAGCACCATGTTCAGACGACGCTCAAGATCCTCGTAGGACTTGAACTGATCCTTGGCAGTGAATGCCTCAAGGGAGTGCTCAGTCTTCCAGGTTGCTTCCAGTTCATCATCGTCTGCACTGAGAGCAGAGACAGAATCAAACTCAGAAGAATCATAGTTCCAGTAACCTGCAACCTTCTTGATCTTCAGCTTGAAGTTAGCACCTTCCCAAAGGTCAAAGACATTCACAGGTTGCTCATCCTGAAACTCTGGTTGCATGGCAGCGAGGATCTTGTCATGGATCTTCTTGCCATACTTGTAGAGGAACACCTTGCCCTCGTTCTCAGGGTGCTTAGGATCCTTCACGACATAGATGTTGCTGTAGTATTGCAGCTTACGCTTCTGCTTACGAGCAGTCTCTTTGTCTTCATCACTACCGCTGTTCCAGAGACGGCGATTGACTTCACCAACGGGATCCTTCTCGTTGAGAGTGGTCAGGGAGTTCTCGATGTACCAACCACCAGGACCTTGGAAGGCATGGGAATACACCTTTGCCCAGGGGATGGTCTCACCTTCAGGTGCGGGGAGGAAACGGATAACTGCATACCCGTTGCCAGAAGCGTCAACCTCTGGTTTCCAGAAACGCTCATCAACGTTCTTGCCGCTGGATGATTTCTCAAGTTCCTTCTGCAGGTACTGGAAATTGTTCTGGGATTTACGCTTAAGATCTGCGAATGACATTTAGATTACCTCGGATTAGTTTGGATTTGGTTTGGATGTTGGGTCTTACGTACAGTCAAGTCTCCCTGACTCATCTGCCCAACGAAGTTAGTATAACAGGTGGCAGGTCAGGCGTCAATCCTGTGTGCCACTTTCGAGTTTGTCCTTCATCATCTGGACTCGCTCGGTCAGTTCATCAAACATCTGTTCGATGGTGGTGCCTGGTGTAGCACCAAGCATAATAATACCCTGCTTCATGGTCTCTAGCACAGACACCGCCTCAGGATCGTCACTTAACTTAATACGGAAGTAAAAAGTTTTCTGTTTATCAATTAGTTCTAGTAGTTTCTCAAAGTATTCTAGTTTTCTTGCATCATCCAGGATGACAAAATTCATAGCAGATCTGAAACAGAACTGCTGTAGTTCCATCATCTCTTGGATGTCACCACGGACTAATTCGGATTGAAAGAAGCTCATACTAGCATTAACTTAGCTCGACTTGTTTTTTTCATGAAGTTGAGTTGCTGTGCCTCATGACGGAGTTTTTCCTTCAGAGGTTTGCTGATCAACTTTGATACACTATCTATTTCAATTTCATTCACCTCGCAATAGTGGATAACCGAATCAATATAATTCATGTCTGGATTGTGCAATGCAATCTTCTCCACTTCCTGCGAGAATTTCGCAGCGGTCATAAATCTATCCTCTAATAATTGTTTTTTCTCCATACCGTTCTTGATACTCCGCGATGTAACTCATTAGTTTCATGAAATATTCTTTCTTAGGTGGAAGCACCTTAACCTGAGTTTCTCCGTTTTCACAAGCAACGATTGTTACGAGTTGCTTAACACTCAACCCGTAATTTTCTTGGAGCATACATGCGTATGCAGTTTCCTGAACGAAGTAGTCGTAAAGATATTTTTCACGCTTGGGTTCGACGGCAGTCTTAAAATCAATTATAGACAGCACTCCGTCATACTCAGCGATACAATCGACACGCCCTGCTAACTCTAAATGTTTAGAGTAGAGCGCCGCTTCCTGTAAGTAAATATTATTTATGCGGTCTAAAATATCCCTAGAATGCTGGAACATTAGAACGGGAAGCGGAAACTTACTGTACTTCTTCAGGTCGAGATTATTATTGAAGTAATCTTCGACAATGGAGTGATACTTTGTTCCTCTATTGGTAGATCTTTTAGAGATGTTGTTCGCTTTGTCTTCGCCAACACGGGCACGCCATCTAGCAATGCCCGCCATCTTTTCTTTGTTGTTACTAATCACTGTGGTGACAGATGGAAACTTATCTCCTGTTGGTGTTAGATAGACACGCTTACCATCCACCATCTCAGCAGACATCTCAATAGGATCTAGTCCCACATGATTAAACAACTTCATAGACCTAGGTTGAGTTTGTTGATAATGTAAGACTTGACGAGACCAGAACGAACGATATCATCGATACCAAATTCAACCAACGAAAACTCTTCCATGTTCTGGAGGATGCGTTGGAAGTCAAGGATACCTGATCGCTCACTGATCTTTTGCAGGTCAGTCTGTGCTGCGTCACCACAGAACACAATCTTACTGTCCTGACCAACACGAGTGATGATTGAATCAAGTTCATGGAAGTTCAGATTCTGACACTCGTCAATGATAACAATACAGTTATCAAGAGTGGTGCCACGAATGAAACTTGTGCTCCAGAACGAGATAGTTTCCTGTGCCTTGAGGTTTTCATACAACATCTCAAAGGAGTTGTCATCAGGCATCTCGAACATAGATTGTACCATGTTCTTGTAAGGAATCTGATAGAGAGAAGACTTATCCTCGTGATCTCCTGGCAGGAAACCAATCTCTCTAGTAGCAACTAGAGAACGAACAAGATAAACCTTTTCGTATGGTGTGTATTCATTCAGCACATCCTTGAGTGCTTTATAGAGAGCAACGAATGTCTTACCCGTTCCTGCTACACCATAAGCATAGATCATCTGCCCCTTGTCCCACTCGTCAAACATAATCTGTTGATTATGAGTGAGAGGTTCGATAGGAACCATGTATGCCTCATCAATAGGCTTACGACGCTTCTTCTGCTTGGCAGTCATGCCTTGTCCTGGTGCTTTCACAGTCTTCTTTCTTGGTGGCATATCAATTGTACTTATCGTGAATGGTACGGTTACGGGGAGCATGTGCCCCGATTTTGTTAGAGATGATGTCATGGAAACCAGGATGAGTTTTCTTCATCTTGTCTCTCCAGTCACCGACCTCACCAGATCCAGCACAACCCTTGGACCAGTCTTTGTCCCATCCTGGGTTGTCCTTTCTCCATTGTTCGTATTCTTTCATGGACATGTAGAGTTCTTTAGTCTCTCCAGTCTCTAGATTTTTAACAGGATATGTAGGCATTAATTCCACTCCAAAGCTTCAGCACAAATAGGAAATTGTTCGCAGAACACACGCTTAGCATCATTAGCAATGTCCATGTGTTCTTTCTGCGTACCATTAGCGGAACGCAAATCTATATAGTGGATCCATGACCGCACAGATCCCGTCATGTAGATTTTTGTGGGCACGGCGAGGGGAAGCACAAAACGCGAACACTCCTTTGCGATTCCCATCTCAAGCATGTGCTTGTAGATATCCATGGCACTCTGGAAGTGACGCTTGATAGTGATCTCAAGTTCTTGCTTCAAGAAAGGATCAACATCATCAATAGAGTTCTGACGGTTCTTTGTATCCTGACTGCGAAGATCAAACAGAGGGATCTCTTCTGCCAACATAGAACTGTCAGCATACCGCTGGGAAAACTCTTGATATGTGAACGAACGGTGACGCAAAATTTGAGCTGCGATTCCCCTGGTAGTTTCAATCTCCAGGGTCATATGTGCCTGCTCAAACACAGACCAGTGGTTGTGCTTGATACAATACTTTAGCAGACCAGCGACCTTAGGATTCTCCTGGTTGTTCGGATTGCTCACTCTCGCCACGTACCCCATCGTCTTTTCTGCGTCTGGAGTTACTGTTACCAACTTCACTGAATTCATTACTAAATCCTTTCTCCTGCTTGCGTTTGATTTGTTTGGCTTTCAGTGCTATTTTAGCACGAACTAACTGCATTGCCATGTACTGCAGTTCCTCCTCTGTATAAAGATTAGGGTTCTTCTTTGCTTCTTTGATTGCTTTCTTTGCTAATCTAATTTGATCTTTTAGACGGGTCATAATAGGCTTTGTAATAGGCAACGATGCCATCGGTTCTCATGTTTCCTTGAGATACCCAGTCATGAATGCATTCGTAGATGCTTTGTGTGCTGTAGCGTGGAGATCCATCAGAGCAGATCTCTGATCCGAATTTCTTCAGAAGAATGTTTAGTCCTTGTGTTCTTACGTCCATGCGTTCATCGCTGTAGCGCCAATCGTTAGTCTGGGTATCCGTCATCGTCTCCTTCATCATAATTGAATCCGAACTTTGGTCCACCCTGTTGCAACTGGATTTTGTATGCATCAGTGTCAGAATAAACCTCACTCTCTAACGCATTTGTTAAAGACTTAAGGTTCTTGACGATGAGTTTAAGTTTTTCTCTATCCATATTTAGATAACAGATGTCAGCATTGTAGCATAAAAAAAGAGGGGTCGCAACCCCTCTGGTTTATTTGAGGATGTAGCTACAAATCCTCTTGCATTGTCCTTGATCTAATGAGTCGCACTCTATTAGACATTCAAAGTAATCATTGAGTTTTTGGTTTTCAACCTCCAGTTCATCAATAGTGTCTTCAAAATGTCGCCACTCATCTAACTGTGAGCGTGATAGTAGATTGTGCATCGTTCGCCCTCATACAATTTACCATAATGTGGGGAGGGTAAGGTTTCATTTTTTCACCTCGCATAATTCTACTACTATTTACACAGAGAGTATCAAATTATACAAGTCACGCAAAGAATATTATTGCCTACGAGTTTATACCTAGACAAAAAAAGAGAGGTCATAGACCTCTCTTAGTTGAATATGCTGGGGATGAATACTTGTCATCCAACCAGTCTCGCAAGTGAATCCGATAGCAAGACCAGTATGTTACCCCTCTATATTTGAGTTGGTAACAACTTGGTGGTCTACTATCTTTATCCATATCATCGTAATGATATGTGTAATTCTCCATATCACTTCTGATAAGTGTGTCCGCGATAGCAGAATGTACCATGGACCTCATCAGCAGCACCGTCCTTACACTCAAACTTGACACCACGATAGGTAGTCATAGCAATCTGTGCGTCGTGAAGTGCAGCAGCTTTGTTGATCTGCTTTTTGATAAGAGTTAGGGTGTTCATGAGTCTTTCTCCTGAAATACTAGGGTGTTTTAATCCCCGTTCCTTCAGTCGTTTGCGTCCCAGTAGTGACTACATTCTGGTGTATAGTCCTTGATGGTCTCGACCAGTTCCAGCTTATACTTTGGCGTCAGGTGCTCATGCTTTTTAATCCTGAAGATTACAGCATCAGCGTCTGCACATGCCATTGTTGCTGAGAGTAATAATTCTACCATGGGATGAACGCTCCGTTCCGCGACTTACTTGCGTCTTATACTAGCATATCTTTACATTGACCTTCTACTTTAGATCTAAGATAACCCAGTAGATTATATTTAGACCGACGATCCAAGTTATCATCCATAAGGATTTCAACTCTTCTCTGTAGAAACCTTTCACACGACATGTGCCACCCGTAGGGGTTGCCGTCATCATGATGGGCAAGGGTCAATGCCAGCAGAATGCTGAGCATAAGATGAACGTATGGTAATTATACCAATACTATCTATGCTTTGTCAAGTGTATCATTTGATACAGTTTAGCAACCTGCTAGATAGAATCCGTCTTCTCTCTGACGACACACGCGCTTGACCTGTGCATCATAGTGAGGAGATGGAGTCTCAGTGATTAAATTCTTAGCAAATTGCCATGCTTCTTTATACTTTGTGAATTTATACACTTCATCGTATGTCTTTGCAGACACCAGGACACCATCCTTCCGCCATGTCTTCATGGTGTACCAAATACCACTCTTGTCAGCATTCTTTCTATAAAAAATGCACCAGTGTCCTGTTTGTCCTTTCATTTCTTTTTCTTTTTTGGATCTTGCCAGAGTTTAGCACTAACTCTACCCTCTGCTTGTGTCATGCTTTTCAAATTGCGATACTTGTCCCAATAATAGTCAAAGATATCTACTTTTTTAGCAGCAGTAACAATATCATAGACGATACCGTTACCATCATCAAACTCTACCAAATGTGCAGTGTTTGGAAGTGATCTGTCTTTTGCTAGTTCAGGGTCACAGTTTGCGTGAATAATATATACTCCCTTTCCCATCAGGAACGACCTCCCCAATTAATTTGGGGAAATGCTTCCTCCACACACTGTTTGGTGATCTTCCAACGCTTACCAAGTTTCTTATCCTTCATCAGGCATAGAACCTCTGCTTCTCCTTTGTGGAGTCCTTCTAAGAGTTGAATGAACAGCATCTCGCGACGATTCTGTGAGAGATTAGCGCCACCCTTAAAGAAGAGATAGAGCTTACGATACTCATGAATAAGTTTCGTATGCTCTGTATCTTCTGGTACATCATTCTGCTCAAAAGGAACATCTCCTTCTGGCAACATAGAAATAACACTATCATCGAAGTTAGCAATCAGAATCTGCCTGAGTGCTGGAGTGTTATGTTGTTGTAGCAGTTTAACTTTTTGTGCTTTAGTTTTAGCATTGCTAACTTTCTGCAGCACTTCATTCAGTAATAATTGCATGACCTAATCAATTGCGTAAGTATATTTAGTCGTCATCAAGTTCGTCTTCATCTACAAAGCGAACTGATAAGAGTTCTTCGTTGATCCATTGACCTTCTCCATCTAACATCTCGGGATGTATGTTATCTTGCTGTGCTCCATACATAAACTCATGGAGTTTTTCATTCGCTGTCCATCCAGCAATCACACCAACGCAGAGAAAAATAAACGAAACTGTTGCTGAAAAATACAGGACTGTTGCTTGTGCCATTGTTCAACTCCGAACTAATCTGTTTCCTTGTCCCACCAAAGTTCTAAGTTGAAGTAGACTCTTCGCTTTAGGAGGGTAAAAAATCTAGTAATTGCGAAACCTTTTCCCTTGGGAGCAGGTTCCTCTTCTGCTTCCTTCTTTTTCGCCCCCCTAAGCATGAGCTCTATGCCTCTATTTATTTTAATATTGGTCATTTTTTCGTAGATGATACAAGATCTTTTTGTAAGAATAGTTTTGCGGTTTCAACCAGACCTCCAATCGTCTCACCATCTATAATAACATGAGGAAACGATTGAACATCTGGAAAACTTTCTTTAAATTCTTCTCTAGTAATATCAGTACCAATAGTAATGATAGTTGAATCCACTTGTGCTCTTTGAAAAAGTTCTTTCAACTTATCACAATAGAAACATCCTGGCGTAGTGTAAGCGATGATTTCCATAAAAAAAGAGGGTTGTTACACCCTCTAATTATATCACAGAGCATTGCCTCTTGGCAATACTTCCTCTGGGAACACAAAGTTCTCGTGAGGTTGATCGACTGTTGCCATCCAGTTACGGAGACCTTCGTTCAAGAGAATGTTCTTGGTGTAGAAGGTTTCAAACTCTGGATCCTCCGCTGCTCTCAGTTCCTGAGAAACAAAATCGTAAGCACGGAGATTGAGGGCAAGACCAATAATGCCAATGGATGAAGTCCAGAGACCCATAACAGGAACAAACAGCATAAAGAAATGCAACCACCTTTTGTTGCTAAACGCGATCCCGAAAATCTGCGACCAATAACGGTTCGCTGTAACCATTGAGTAAGTCTCTTCCTCTTGGGTGGGTTCAAATGATTTGAATGTGTTAGATGATTCACCGTCTTGATACAAAGTATTCTCTACTGTAACACCATGGATGGCAGAAAGCAATGCACCACCCAGGATACCAGCGACACCCATCATGTGGAAGGGGTTGAGTGTCCAGTTATGAAATCCTTGTAGAAACAATAGGAAGCGAAAGATTGCCGCCACGCCAAAGCTCGGCGCAAAGAACCAACTGGATTGTCCAAGTGGGTAGATGAGAAATACAGAAGTAAATACGGCAATAGGACCTGAAAAAGCAATCGCATTGTATGGTCTAATCCCTAC